TGTTTATCTCCATATATGCAAGCGGTGAATAGTAAGATAAAATCTATGCAGAATTATTTCTTTAAACAAAAAGACCCTGTCAAGATTGCTGAAAGGAAAAAGCATAAAGACCTTTTTTATTGGCAGAGAGACATTGTTATGGAGTGTTTAGAGGAATTGTTCATTCGACAATGTTTGTGTGATTATACGGAAGCAGACGACTTTATTGGGTATTATGTTGCACATAAGAAACCTAATGAACGCATTGTTATTGTATCTAATGACAGAGATTTAACCCAATTAATTTCTGATGATGTTATTGTGTACGTGCAATCATTGAAAAAGTTTATTAACACGAAGAATCATACAGATGTGATGGGCTATAATTATCAGAATGTTGTTCTTAAAAAAATGATTTGTGGAGATGCGTCTGATAATATTAAAGGAATAAAGGGGGTCGGTGAGAAAACATTGTTTGATAATTTCTCAGAGTTCAAAACTCGCAAGATTGAATTAGAAGAGGTTGTTAATAGGGCACGTCAAATAAATGAAGTTCGCAAAGAAAATAAGAAGAAACCTTTAAAGTGGGCTGAAAATATTGTGAATAGGGTTACAGACGGTGTTCAAGGGGATATGATTTATGAAATAAATCGAAAAATAATCGATTTAAGGAATCCTTTAATGACTGATGAAGCCAAGGAGCTAATGGATACAATAATGTATGCACCAATCGACCCTGAAGGGCGAAGTTTGGAGAATTTGTATAATATTATTTTGAAATATGATATTGATAAACTAAAAGATACAACAACATTTGGCAACTTTTTCAATGAATATCTGAATGTTATGGAAAAAGAGAAGAAAAATATTCAATATTGATTTGTTATTTGAGTGCTTTTGTAGTATAATCATATTGCAAGTGGTTTTAACCATGAAACAATAAATCTTGCAACTAAATTCAATGTAAGTTATAGTATATTAAAAAATAGATAATTAATTGATTTGTTAAACATTTAAATGAATTTCGTAATGAGTGAAATTTTAAAGAAAGAAGTAAAGGTGATTGACAACACACAATGGAAGGAACGACATCAGTTTGTACTTTCTGCAAATGGTAACATTATTTGTCAGCGTTATTTTAAAGTTAATGGGTTTAACCCTAAGTCTCTGAACTCAGAGGAGTTGTATTACACAATTCGCGACATTGTGCATATGATTAAGGGTGATCTCGAGTCTAAAAGTCGCATTTACACGGCCATTACAATGGGTAAGAGTACAAAACTTACAGGTTTCTATAAGGGTGAGAGACTTAATGGTGGTGATGCAGTACTTGTCTATCAAGACTATGTACGAGGTGAAGTTACTTTGTCTAATGGTACAGTACTCAATAAGACATACATCGATTATGATGTTGAAGAAGAGGTTGATGATTCGCCGTTTACATTAAAGTTCACATACCTTTTTGATGACAAAGTCGTTTATGAGGAAGTTTGGGATGGTACAGTGTACCCAAAGTATGTGCGTAATTGTATTGACCTTTCAAATTCAAACGCGTCTTATAAGAATGTAGACCCTATGCGTATGACGTTTAGTCAGCAAATGACAAAGAGCCTTAATAGTGGGCGTGCTGACCTTATTTACAACATCATTAAGCTGTTTTGTGACACCCTTAGTAATGATGTTGATGATAATGGTAACTCAATCGATAAGGGGTACACTACGAGTGTAAAATATGGTAACAAGAAGTATTATTATACAAGTTATCCTATTGATTTCGTAAAGGGGTGGGCAAATGCCGTTCGTCAGAAGACTAATGCGTATAATCGTTGGTCTGATTGACACCTTCCTCAATCAAAGTTTGATTACGTTAATCGTCATATGTAATCAATTAAGGTGTCAACAAATTTGTTGGCACCTTTTATTTTTCAATAGACAATATAAAAAAAATATTTAAAATAATAAGTAAACAATGGCAAAAAAAGTGGTAAAAGTGGCTAATGATGCCACAAAGATTGACTTGGGTTATCTTGGTATTGATTTTCAACACAAGTTGGTTAAGTTGTTTTTTGAAGATTCTACATTCTTTACAATGATTAACCCAATCGTTGACCAAAACATGTTCACGGAGGATGTTTTGAGACGTATTGTTGGCTTTATGAAAGACCGTTACAATGAAAGTGGGGTTGCTCCAACATATGTAGATATGGATTTGTATATTCGTGTCCATGTGCATGATGCTATCACTTTGGACACCATTTTGTCTACACTTCAAGTTTTGCGTGAGATTGATTTAGTTGGACAAGATATTGTTAAATCAGAAGCTGATAAGTTTTTTAAACAACAAAACTTGACTAAGGCAATTAATAAATCGATTGAAATTGTTAAAGAGGGGAATGTTTCTAAGTATTACGATATTGAAGACTTGATTAGAGGTGCACTTGACACTAATGTTAGTCTTGATATGGGATATAACCCTATGGACGGTATTGATGAGGCACTTGAAGAAAATTATCGTAAGGTAATCCCCACAGGTTTTTCTCGTTTGGATAAGGCTTTATATGGGGGTCTTGGTACGGGTGAATTGGGTGTGATTATTGCACCCTCTGGTGTCGGTAAATCATCCGCAACGACAGGGTTTGCAGCCTCGGCAGCAACTTATAAATGTAAGGACAATGATTATCGTGGGTTTAAGGTTCTTCATATTCATTTTGAGGATGAGGATGTTAATATTAAGCGAAAGTATTACGGTTGGCTTACAGGTGTTGATGCAATTGATTTGTCAAGGCCTGAGTTTAAAGAAGATGTTAAATCTCGCCTTAAGAATGAATTGTTTGAAGAAGCACAAATGATTAAGGAAAATTTGTGGTGCTTCCATCTTCCGAGTGGTGAAGTTACTGTTGGACGAATTGAACAAATTGTTAAGCAAGGTATCGCACGAGGGTTCAAACCTGACTTGATTATCATTGACTATTTTGAATGCTTGGAATATGACAGTGCAGATAAAACTGATAGTGAATGGTCTAAGGAAGGTCGTACTATGCGTAAACTTGAGGCATTGGCACACAAATATGAAGCAGGACTTTGGGTTCCTATTCAGGGTACAAAGGATTCTTTCGATAAGGAGATTCTTGGTTTGAGTTCAGGTGGTGGTTCTGTAAAAAAGATTCAAATTGGACACGTAATTATTACCTTGGCAAGAACACAAGAGCAGAAAAAGAACCATCGTGTAACAATTTCATTGGAAAAATTCCGTGCAGGACGTATGGATGATTCTGTTATGCCTAATGTAAAATTCAATAATGGTACTTGTCGTTTTGAAATTGACGAAGAGGAAGACCAAGCACTTGATTTTATTGCACAACAAGAAGATATTCAGTTGCAACGCACAAGAGAAAATGTTGCTAATAGTGTAATGAAAAATCGTAAAAATCGCTAACTAAATATCTAAAATTATTGTTTTTAACACAGAAAAAAAATATATTTTTTTTAATGCTGATACACAGCAATTTATGTAGTTATGACAATTTTATTATGATTTTTTTAAAAAAACTTGCATACTTATTAATGTCAAAATAAAATAATAAAAATAATTTATAATGTTTCAAGTATTAAAGAGAGACAAAAAAACAAAAGAAGTTTTTCAAGAACAAAAGGTGCGTAAGGCAATCGAAAGTGCTTATCATTCTATAGGAAAGGAATTAGATGAAGATGTGCTTAAATGTGTGTTTGATCGTTTGGGTGTAAACGAACAACATGAAGATGCAGTACTAAATGTGGAAGATATTCAAGATAGTATTGAGAAGTGTTTATTTGAAAATGATGTTGAAGTGGCAATTTCATTCCATGACTATCGTCTAACTCACAAACTTATTCGAGATGAAAGAAAGGGTCTTGCGAGAGAGTTTGCGAAGAAACTGATGGCTGAGAATGTGGAAAATCAGAACGCTAATCTTGATGAATATTCATTTAGTGGAAGAATGGCTGAGGCAAGTAATGTATATAAGAAGGATTTTGCTCTTAATAACTGTGTTTCAAAACAAACTAAGAGAAATCACCTCAACAATGAAAGTTATGTACATGACCTCGACAACTATGCAAGTGGAGAACACAACTGTCTAAGTTTACCGTTGGATGACCTTTTGGCAAACGGTGCTAAGGTTGGTCAAACAGATATTCGTCCTGCTGCAAGTATCAATTCAGCAATGCAATTGACAGCTGTATATTTTCAGATTCAATCACAAGAACAATTTGGTGGAATTAGTGCAACACACGTGGATTGGACAATGGTTCCTTATGTGCGTAAGTCATTCTTTAAACATTATGTTTTAAATTACATAAAGGGGCAAGAAGATTTTGATACGCTATCTGTTATTTCAATGAATAATGATGAAATTGATGAATGGGTAGATAAACATAAAGAAGACTTTTTAAAGAAGTTTAATCTAACGACAGAAGATTTTAGATTTGATAACTTTGATAAACTTGATAAACATTTAGCCAACGCCGCTTTGCTTGACACAAGAATTGAGTTAATGCAAGCAGTTGAAGCTTTGGTACACAACTTAAACACTCTTCAAAGTCGCCCAGGTTCTCAATTGCCGTTCAGTTCATTGAATTATGGCTCTTGTACATTACCTGAAGGACAAATGGTAATTGAAGCATTACTTGATGGCTCTATTCGAGGAACAGGTAAGTATCACCTCACACCAATTTTCCCATGTGGTATTTTCCAATTAGGTAAGGGTATTAATAGAAAACCTGGTGATCCTAACTATTATTTGTTCCGTAAGGCCCTTCAGTCTACTGCAAAGCGTATTTATCCTAACTATGCTAATATTGATTGGAGTGGTAATAAGGGGTATGATAAAAATAATCCATGTTCATACTTCTCTACAATGGGATGTCGTACGGCAAATGGTTATGATATTAATGGCTTTGAACAACTGAAAGACGGTCGAGGAAATATTTGTCCACAAACAATTATTTTACCAACACTTGCAATGGAAGTCTTGGAAGAATCTGAGCTTGAAGATTTGAGAAATGGTGTCATTTCAGGTGATAAAGAAAAGAAGTTGGATAAGTTTATGAGATTGCTCTCTCGTAAAATTGACCAAACAAAGGATTCTCTTATTGACAGATTTGAATGGATTGCATCACAGAATCCTAAGAGTGCTCCATTTATGTGGAAAAACGGAACAATGAAGGGATACGTTCCTGAGGAGGGTATTCGTTCAGCACTTAAACATGGTACATTGGCCGTAGGGCAACTTGGTTTGGCTGAATGTCTTCAAATTCTTATTGGTAAGACCCACACAACAGAAGAGGGTATGGAAGTCGCAAAACGAATTGAAAGACTATTCAAAAAGAAATGTTCAGAATTTAAGGAAGAATATAAGTTGAATTTTGGAGTATATTATACGCCCGCTGAAAATCTTTGTTTTACAGCAATGAAAAAATTCAAAGGTAAATATGGTGTGATTCCAAAGGTATCTGATAGAGAATATTTTACAAATTCAATTCATGTACCTGTTTGGGAAGAAATGACACCATTCCAAAAGGTAGATATTGAAAGTCAATTAACAGGTTATTCTTCTTCGGGTTGTATTACTTATGTTGAAGTGGATTCAAAGGTGCGAAGCAACATTGATGCTTTAGAGGATATGGTTAATTACATGATGGATAAGGACATTCCTTATGCTGCAATTAATTTCCCGATTGACAACTGTAAAGAATGTGGTTATTCGGGTGATATGGAAGGTGATACGTGTCCTGTATGTGGAAGTGATAACATTGAACACCTTGGTCGTGTAACAGGCTATCTAAGCTCAGATGTGCGTCGATTCAACGAAGGTAAACAGAGTGAATTTAAAGATAGAACGAAACATGAAGAACACATTTTAGTATAATTAAAAAAACGGCGGATAAAGTGAAATATAGTGGTATTATTAATTGTACTATTGTGGACGGAGAAGGATTCCGCGTTGCATTATATGTTAGTGGGTGTAAACATAAATGTGAAGGTTGTCACAATGTTAAGACGTGGGCTTTTGATGCCGGTAAGGAATTTACACAAGAGGTTGAAGATATTTTATTTGACCGACTGTCTAAGCCTTATATTAAGGGGCTAACACTTACAGGTGGAGACCCATTATTTAGTGCAGATGAAATCTTAGGAGTCGTAAAGATATTTAGAGAAAGATTCGGAAATACGAAAGACATATGGCTCTATACGGGTTTTACTATGGATGAAATAAAGAATCTTGATGAATCTCAACGTGAACTTGTTAATCTGTGTGATTATATTGTTGATGGTAAATTTGTTCTCTCAAAGAGAAATACAGCCCTTCCATTTAGGGGTTCAGAAAACCAAATTATATGGAAAAAGAACTTAGATGGAGAGTTCTTCGAGAGTGAATTGAATTGATATTAAAAGTAATAAATCCTATATTTATCTTTAAGATAGATATAGGATTTTTTTATGGCTAAGACCCAACATTATGGGATAAAATTTCCAATTCAGATAGTGTCAGAAACGGGCAAATGCTTAGACTTAAATACAACAAAGGCTGAGATGGTTAAGAGTGAGTTAATGCACGTTTTATTTACACCAATTGGTCAGAGATTGAGACAACCAACATTCGGGACTAATTTAATTCAATTTTTGTTTAATCCAAACGAGAATGAGACATTTAGTGATGTAATGTTGACATTAAAACAAACGGTAAAAAAATGGATACCTGATTGTTCATTAGAGGATATTAACATACTTGAAACAGAGAATGGTTTAGGTTTAAATGCTCAGATACGTTATTCTGTAATGGAAGATGATGGTTCTACAAGTTTATATGAAATACAGACACCTTTATAATATAGAAAAACAAACGTAAAATGGCTGAGAATAAAATTAGTTATGTCGCAAGAAATTACGACGATTATAAAAATGAAATTAGAGAATTAACACGTAAATATTATCCTGATGTTTTTGCTTCTTTGAACGATTCTTCAATTGGTGAATGGCTTATTGAATTGGTTTCAGATGTTGGTGACAATCTATCTTTCCATACAGATAGAGTATTTCAAGAAACTAATCTTGAAAGTGCTAAAGAAATGGCATCTTTGGTTGCTTTGGCACGAAGTAATGGTTTAAGAATACCCGGGCAAAAAGCAGCAATTGTTGAAGTTGAATTAACTTGTGAAATACCTGTGAACGATACGGGTGATAATAGTGATGGACGCTTATCTACACCCGATGAAGATTATTGCCCATATATTAGACGTGGCACATTGTTTTCGACAGGTTCTGTTACGTTTGAATTGGATGAGGATGTTGATTTTAAAGAACAGTTTAATCGTGACGGTTATCCCAATAGAGAAATTATAACAAATAGAGATTCTAACGGTAATATTGAGAGTTACACTTATAAAAAACTTGCAATTGCCGTTGCTGCACAGAGCAAAATATATAAAATGACTGTTCAGCCTTCTGATGTTGAACCATTCATGTCAATTACTCTTTCTGATAAGAATGTTCTTAATGTTGAAAGTATTATTGTGCGTCAGGGTGAAGACATTACATCTGACCCATCACTTGCTGAGTTTTACGTTGACAAGGAAACGTATTATGATTATAGTGGAAAGCCAATTCAACGTTACTTTGAAGTTGATAATTTAATTGACCAATATCGCTTTGGATATGCAGTAGAAGAATATGATGGTGGTTATCCAAATGATAAAGGTGAGTTAGTTAATTATCGTAATTATTATAACCCTGTTTGGGAAGTTATTGATGCTACAGAAATTGTTACACAAGAGATTTCTGAGAACGCTAAAAAGGTGAAGAAAGGTGAAAAACCTGATTATGATGTTGAGTCTTCTGAAATTAGTAAACTATACCCAATGAGAGTTGCGGTTAAAGGGCGATGGAAAAGATTGAAAAACAAATTTATAACAGAATATACCAATGACTATCGTCTAAAAATTACATTTGGGGCAGGTATACGTAATCAATATGGTAATATTCCTGATAACGCAAAAGAATTTACTCAATATATGATGTCCAAGATGTATGCTAATGATTATATGGGTGCATTGCCTGAAACAGGAACAACTCTTTATGTGCTTTATCGTGTTGGTGGCGGTGAGATTAGTAATATCGCAGCACATACGTTAAATAATATTATTTCTATTAACTATAACATTGATGGAAATTGTGATGACCGTATGGATGCAGCCAAAAAACGTGCTGTTAAAGATAGTATTAAAGTAACTAATCCAACAGTTTCATATGGAGGTAAAGACTTACCAAATGCTGATGAAATTAAGCATTTTATTAAATATAATAACGGTGAACAGAATAGATGTGTAACACTTAATGATTATTATTCTCGTCTAACAAAAATCCCTGCTAAATACGGTTTACCTTTCCGTATGGGCATTATTGAAGAGAACAATAAGATTGCAATTTATACATTAGGTCTTGATAATAATGGTAAATTAACAAATATATTAAGTGAGACCGTAGCTGAGAATATGAAAGAATATCTATCTCAGTATAAAATGGTAAATGATTTTGTTGAGATTAAGTCGGGTAAAGTTATCAACGTTGGATTCAGGGTTACTGTTTATATTGATAAAACTTATGATAAATCAGAAGTCGTACAGAGAATCATAAACAAAATTAGTGATTATATGGACGTACGTAGACATCAAATGGGTGAAGACATATATCTTGGAGACCTTCAAAAAGAAATAACAAAATTGGACGGTGTAATTCAATTTGTTGATATGTTATGTGAGAACAAATATGGTGAAGGATATTCAGAAGATATTAGTACACAAGAATTTATAGACCCCAATGACCCATGCCATCTTGAAGATGGTAATATAACTAAAACAGATGTTAATTTAATTGACTTAAAAGCAAGTGATTTTATTTTGTTCTCAGAAGCAAATGCAATGCACGAAATAAAATACAAAGAAAAAGATATTATAGTAGTAACAAAAGTTAGATAATGAATAGACACGAAATAAGAACAAGCGCAACAGATTCTGTAAAAGGATTACCGTCAACTCATAAGGTTGACGTTAATCTTAAACAGACAACTAAGGCACTACCTTTCCCAAATGTTAGTTCAACATTAAGCCAAAGGGGCGTATATGAAGAAGAGCGTCAAGCAGGTAATAAATTCCGTTTGATTCTAACTGTTGTGCCTTATTGTACTAATGTGTTATTTAATGCGTTAACAGAAATTGTAAAAAATGAGGGATCTAATGAAACTATTGTTGTAACTGACAAAACAAACAGAAAAGATATAAAAGACCCAAAATACACTATAAACATCGATAAGGTAATAGGATTAAATAATCCTGACCGTATCCAAATGATTTCAAATACTGAATATTCAAGTAAAGAACATGGTGGATATGAGTATCATCCTGGGTATGATTTCTTTGATAATCACTTACTTAGGAACACATCGTTTAAAGTTGTTAATCCATTAAAAGAAAAACCAACAGAACAAGAGAAAGAAGTGTTTAATACATTATCTGATTATATGAGGGATAGAAATGGTGAATATAAAAAAGTTTCTAAGCGTCAATCACTTAAGTCTATTAAGGATCAGAGTTTTAAATATGAAAAACATTTATATTTGCATGATGACATATTATCTATTGATGAAAGTATAAACCAAAATTTGTATGAAGACAATGGATGGTGGGGGTTTACAAATAATACGACCATTGACCCACAGAAAATAGAAAATCGGAAATGGAATAGTATGGATATTGGTAAAGCCTTAAATAACCATAAGGCTTGTGAGTTCATTGATATGTACCCTGATAGAAGTTTATATTCTTTTGTCCCAAAATATAACAAATATACCCACGAAAATGAAAATAATTGGAATGTTGTACTAACATACCCATATAAAAACATTTATGAGCACCCAATATGCCTTGGTGGTTCTTCTTATATTAAGCGTTCTGTAAATTCTTTTGGCGATTATGTTGATGAAACAATAAGTGAGGGTAATAGATGGATGGGTTTAAAAGTTGTTACTGCTCAGTTAGGTTCAGGTAAGATTGGTGGAAATAACATTATTTTCCGTACATACACAAAACACGGCCTGAAACAAGGTGATATGTTCTATTTGTATTACACAAATCCATATAATGACAAATACTGTGGAAATGATCATCATGAACTTAAAGTATATGATGAATGTGATAAGTTTGGTGAAAACACACTGAACGGAAATGAAGTGTATTATGAGTCAGAAATATATCATAAGGTGACGAATGTTGGTGATATGAGTAGAACTAACGATGAGTATTATTTTTATACATCAGATATGTCGTTATTAAAAGAAATATATAAATCATATATTGTTTTTGTTGCAAAAACTATTAAGGATAACCCAACTGCATCGTATGAAGATTTGTGTAAGTTAATACCATTTTATGATTCAATGTATGATAAAAATGGTAAACCAATAGATGATCAAAAAGACATATATGATGAAGGCCATGTATTGAAAACAGGACTACTTAATAAACTTTTGAAGTATACAAATTTCAGGGTGCGACGTTGTATTAATGGTGTAAAATCAACTTATTACATACGCCAATTTAGGCAAATACCAAATTTGAAGGGTGCACAAAGAGAAATGACTGAAGAAGAAACCACACATAAAGCAAAGTTT